CTTATGATGTAATCTTGTAATTTACTCTCTAATTTGGGACGAATTTTGGAAAAATCCGTCTTTTCTTTTTTAGAATTTTTAACTCTACTGTCTACATCTATCTCTACAAAACCCTTCAGATTTCCGTCTAGTTTATACCTAACTTTAAGGCCGGGATACTCTTCTCTAAAACTTTTATATTCTACACTATTTATAAATCCCGAGAAATTATCTGTCTCCGCTAAAACATTCATTAAGGATGCGAAACGAGCCACGCCAACTGTAGTATTTGCTCTATGCAACCTTTGAGTTTCTGATTTAAAAACTACACCGTCGACTTGGTTTCTGCTTCCGCCTCTCGCCGTTAAAATTTTTGTGATATGTTTAAATCCTGCATCTTTTAATATTTTAAAAGGTTTTTTTATAAATCTGCTTTGATCAAAATACACATTTGCAGTGGTACTTTTTTTACCAACACTATAAGTAGCATTGGTTCTAGGTCTTTCAATGTGTTTTTTTAATGCGACTATTGCAGCAGTAGCAGCATCTACAAATACCTTGTCCTCTAGATCGGGGGAGCCTTCACCCCTACTTCGTTCGTAACCATCTCTAAAAGCTCTTACTAACCCTTGACGAGTTACTCTTACTCTCTGTCTATTACTATCTACACCTTTACGAATGCTTTTATCATCAATAGAGTTCAATGCTTCTTTAAGCATTTTTTGAACCATTGCCTTACTCATGAAATCCTATACATATCTAAAACTCTTCGTATGTGGTCGGGAAATCCCGGGTCATTACGAATTGCAGAGCTTCCTGCCCCTTCACGAGTAGCTGAACCAATACTTTGTCTTTCTTTCTGCTCGTTTAAGTGATAATAAGTAATAATATCAGCAACAGCAAGCTCTAAATCAACGGGTACCGAAACATATCCCGCTAAATAAGTGACTTTTACTGCTCCCACTCCATGAGGCCAGTTTTTATATTTTCCACTCTCTTGAGTTCGGAAAATAGAATCTGATGTGGCATCTAAATACCATGAGTATTCTGGAGGAGTTCCTCCTCCATTAGAAAAAAGCTCAATATAATCAGAGGCTTGACCTGATCTTTCATATACATTTGTTATACTAATAACAGGGCTATATTTCAATTGAACAGTATAAGTGTCCCATTGAATATCAAATAGCTCCGTATATCCTGGTGAAGTTGCGTAAGTATCAAACTCAGAGTTACAATAAGTACGGACAAGCTGACTTACACTCGTAATTAGCTTCTCAAACTTTTCGTCAAACTGAGTAGAGTTTATACCCTCCAGCAATTTATAGTCATCTAATGTAATTAAATCTGCCATTTATTTTCCAAAAAGGCTTGGGAGCCCGAAGGCTCCCATCCTAATATTACCAAGCGTGAGCAACAACCTGACCAGCTGCACTAAACATCTGGTCGAAACCACGACGCTGAGTAGCAACTAATACACGACGTTGATTTTCAACATCATAATCAGATTCAACAGTTACACCACGGAGAACAGGTACTAAGAAGTTACGAGTATTAACAGCAATACCCCAAACCTTATTAGCAGTCTTTCCACCGGTAAATTCGTCACAAACGATAATTGGTGAGCCATAAGCCTGACCAATTTCACCTGAAATCTTAGTAGCACGATCACTACCGACCAAGTTTACATCTTGGAATTCAGGATCATCTAACATGTCATAGTACGCATCCAAGGATACGATATACACTACATCACTAGGACGACGACCATATTTACCCATTGCTTGACGCATGTTCAACAATTGAGCAGTAGTAGCAGTTACAGAAGCTGCACCAGCAGAAACACCGGCATCCAGTACTTTGCTATCGTCGGTAGCAATCTTAATCAAACCATTTTGACCACCAGCATTTACTACTTCTGAAGAGCCTGCCTGAAGAATTGAATGCTCAATAGCACGTGCATGTGCACGAACCATAGCTTCACGAATTAAAGGAAGAATAGGCATAATTGCATCTTCTTCAGTTTCATTAGCCATGAAAGACTTAGAAACGAGCTTTTCAACGGTCAATACTTTAGTGCCTAAAGTAACACCTGCGTTGGCGCCTGGAGAGGCTTCATCACGTGAACCTAAGTTACCTTTAGGGTTAACGCTAGCACCAGTGCCGGCAGCATTAGCGCTTAACCATTCTGCGTAACCTGCATCAGGCATAGTTGGGATAACCATTGAAGCAGCGTTCATCTGAATCTTACGGAAAAGAGGATCGAGAACAAGCTCGAGCTCAATATCACGCTCAATCGCAGTAGAAACGGTAGTTTCAAAATCTTCGTTCGTAGAACTAGGAAGCTGTACGCCTGCGTTAGCATTCGTAGCTTTTTCAAGGATAGAACGGCCAAAACGAGTTCCTTCCAAGCCTTTGTTAGTAACTACACCAAGAATATGTGCATTTACCATGTCTTCTTCTGAAAAAGAGGATTTTTCGCTACGATCAGCGAATACACGCTTGCTCTGACGCATTTTCTCAATTTCTTCGGCTTTTTCTTTTAGTTCATTTTGCAACGAACCAACAACTTGTTCAAAATTAGCATCTTTTTCAGCAAGTTTTGCTTCAACGTCAGCCATTAATTTTTCTGCACCACTGGTTACAGCGGTTACAATGCGAGCTTCTTCAGCATTTTTCTGAGCTTCGGCTTCTTCAGCAGCTTTTTGTTCTGCTTCCAATCGCGTTTGCTCTTCTGCCTTGCGCTCAGCTTCTTTCATTGCCATTGCAGTTGCGGTCTTTTCGACAGCAGCAGCCACAATCGCATCGATATCGATATCACTCATAGTTTTCTCCTGTACTTCGACTTGTGATAAGTCTTTAGGCATTGATTCGGTTTCGGAATGTTTTTCAAATTCAACTGTTACTTTGTCTTCAGTCTCCTGAACACTAATAACATGCTTTTCTTCCACGGAATCTTCGGTTTTGAAAGATTTCTTGAATTCTTCATACTCAGACTCTGAGTTAAAAGATTTAGCAAGAGAAAAGGTTGCAGCTTGGTTAGCAGGAACCGTTACTACTGAAACTTCCAGTAATTCTGCGTCCTTTATCTTATATCCATCGGTTTCGGTCATATACTCCGCATCCTTGACTCGAAACCCGACTGAAAAAGCTCCAAGGACACCTTCTTTAATTAATTCACCTACGTGACCAGCAGATTTAGCAATTTTTGCTTTTAACTGCAGACCATTATCGTTAGTACCAAGCTGAACTGCTCGGCCAATCGGCTGATTGTAATCGTGATTAAAAAGAATTACGGGATTGTTTAAATAATTTTGAAGTCCGCCCTTTGTCCAGGCTTCAGTCTCAATTATGTCTCCAACACGGTCAGTACTATTCGTACTGGCCATACCAGCGATATGAAGATCATCCCCTTCTTCAAACGCCTTAAATGTGGAGCCAATGTGAAAAATTTTATTCACTTGATTCTCCTGTCGACACTCTCAGCTTCTCTAAAGGGCTGAGATCTTCATCCGAAGCCGGTTCAAGAACTGGCTTGGGATTTTGTTCCAATGTATAAACACTAGAAGTATTAAAAATATTTTCCCATTCTTCGGGATGTTTTAATTGTATTCTTTTTATAGCTTGATGCCAGGAACCAAAATTACGTATAACAATTCTATAGTGAATCGGGGCGTTAGTTCCTAGTGCAATATATTCTGATCGTGCGGGCACTCTTCCTAGTTGTTGAAAATATTTAATAACAGTAAGCGCTATTTCGGTTCTAGTCATTTTTATTCCTCTATATTATCTTCAGACGGTCTTCCACCTTCTGAAGGGTTTGCAGCAGATCCAGCTATATTAGCAGGTACTCTTAGTTCGCTTGCGCCAAACTGCTCATCGTAGTTTAGTGCTTCACGAGCTTCATTAGGGGTAATAATTCCCGTATTAACAAGAGTAGAGTAATAAGCTGCGCTGTCTCTTAATTCTGGCTGAAGTGCAGGGATATTACTAATGTCTGGGGTAATGTGAAAGCCAAAGAATCTTTCTATAGCTTTATTAATTTTTTCAATTATAGGCAATATTGTTTCTAAATAATAAAGTCTATGGTTTGGTCGGATATTTGCATTGTTTCCCGAATCTAGTAAAAGGGGAGGTACTCCTAAAACTTTTAATATTTCTTTTTCCGCTCCCTCTATTGAGGCTTCGAAATCAAGTTCTCGAAAATTAACATTTGAGATAGCATCTAGATCCATTCCGCCATCTAAAATGAGAGGTCTTCTTCCTCCTCCGTCAGGGCGATAACGAGTCATCCAAGATTGAATCATTCTTTCTTTATTTTTTTCACTAATTACAGAAGGTGATTTAATTATAAGGCCGGGGACAGCTCCATTCTTGAAAAAATTGTCTTGAAATTGGCGCATACGAGTAAGCTGTGACATTACACGCTGAGCAGCTCTTAAACGACTAGTACCTCTATATATGCTATGAAAAGAGTTTTCTTTAATGTGAATGATTTCGTTTGTACTATAATCTATATTACGTTGAAAAGTATACTTATTAATGTAAGTAGTCTTATCTGGATCTATGTCCGTATAAGATGCGGGTAAATGATATAAACCAGCCCCATCGAAATAGATGAAGATATTCCCATCGAGTATATAATCGATTATGAGGTTTCGCTTAAAAGAGGAAATATCTTGAAAAGGATTAGGCTCTACATTTAACAGTAAGTTAAGTCTAGATCTTCTAATACCTTTTACAACCGAATTCATTCCTTGAATCGGTTCACCTATTCGAAGAGGAATTTCTGCCGTGTCATCAACGATCATGTTGACGCCACGATTTACAACTTCCAAATACTCATAGTATGAGGTATAATTAGTAGGAATTTCTCTGGAAGCAATAGGACCAGAGCCTTCGAGACTAACTACAATCTCTTCTTGTGCTGGGTTTAATTTTTCCTGTTTCCAGAAGTCATACCATGCCATATTTTTCTCTTTGTATTTCTACCCAGCGTTTTTGCTTCTCTGCTGTATGTAATCCAGGATTTCTTCCGTAGATACTATGTAGCTTTAAATGGTGAGTGTGACAAAGAGTAACTGTTTCGTCGTAAAGTTCAGCCCAGTTATCTTCAATAAATTCGTCTCTCCATATAATTAGATACTCATCTGTATAATGTTCTGGACGAAGTGCTTGTTTCTCTTTAAGCCATTTATGAAAAAGTGGAGCAAGCGTATAGAAATGATGGAAGTCGAGTTTTATTTTTGCACCGCAAATTCTACACTCTTTGCCTTTTTCATACTTCGACTTTGCCCGGTCTCTGATGTATTTAATCGGGTCTCGTTTTAACTCTGCCATTTTTATAAATTATATATTCGGGTTAGTTGAAAGTCAAGAATTATTTTTTCGTTGGATTTAAAATGTTGGTGCGCTCTCTTCAAAACTATAAAGTGCGTATCTTAATGCGTCTGCCATGTGAGAAGAAGAATCATGAACCGGTTTCTCTCTTATTAAGTTTGGATTCGGATCCCACCTATATTGGTCAAGAGACCTCAAGACTTCTACGCACGAAGAATCTACGATAAGCCGATCATTGTCAATAAGGGATGCCACGTGGCCAATCCCATCAACAACAGATTTTTTGGCATTAATGGTTGAAATGTCATATTGTTGAGCAAAGTCGAATCGAGTCTGTGCTGCTGCTGCGTCAATGAAGCAGTAGTCGACTTCTCTTCTTTCAATAATTTCTGATAAGTATCCCGCATGTTCCTCTGTTGTGCGTTCCGCCGCATAATACTCTTCCATTAAGTAGTATTTATGTCCATCGAAAGCGATTACGCACAGTGCTGTGGGGTCTTTAAATCCTACGTCGAGCCCCGATATTAT